ATATATATGTTTTTTGTAAATAATCAAAATACGGCGATATATAATGAAATGATAAATGATATTAAATTTTCGGATAATATATTATATTTGGAATAAACTTATTTTATACAAAAATAAATTTTTTTTTATTAAATTTTTTTATTATAATTCATATAATATAAAAGTATTATGGAAACTACCCCAGATGACCCTAAAGGTAAACAAGTTGTTAATGCTCAGGGAGGCATCCCTGACTTTATTCGTCTCGGACAAATGCCAGTTAATTATGAAATGAATGTAGAATCGGATTTACTTGAACCAGTTGTATTCAACGACCCTCCGAGTCAAGGAGCAAATGCCGTTGATGGTTTTGTTCGTTTTACTCTTCAGAACAAAGGTTTTTTACATTCGGAATCTAAACTATTTTTAAGTTTAATTCCATCCTCTACTACTGCTCGTGCTGTTATTAATCCGTGTGGGGGGATTGCCTCAATCATTAAAAAATGTGTGCTTAAGGTCGGAAACCAAGTATTAAATGAAATTTCCGAATTTAGTGCCCTAAATCAAGTCAAGTCATCACTTATTAGTGGTGAAGTTCAGAAAGAACGAGAACAATTTTTAACTGGTCGTTGTATGGATAATGAATTTATTTATAAAGAAACAGGTGTAGCATCTACGAATAGTCGTCTTGCTGGAGCATATGGTTTATCTAATGGACGTGAATATACTGGTGGCGAATCTGGACTACTTGCTCGTCCCTGTTCTGTTATGGATTCTACGGATGCTGATAGTATTGCCCAATCCCCTTCTTATCAAGTTAGTTTATCGGAGATGTTTCCATTCCTAAAAACACACCAACTTCCTTTATATATGTTTGATGAAGCAATAAATATTGAACTAACATTCCATCCAGCAAACCATCGTGTATTAGTTCCTGCTGGAGGAACTCTCGGTGGTTCATATAATATTGATAGGAATGAAATTAAATTTTGTGCCGATTATTTATATTTTGGTGGTGGTGATGAAATGGTGAGGTATGCTCAGCAGAATCAAGATTTATCATTTTCTTTCCATGATTATCGTCTTGCTACTTCAAGTGTAAATCAAGCACAGGCGAGAAGTATTGTGAGGAATTTAGGTATGGCAAATCGTCTCGTATCTCGTGTGATTACTCTTTTTAATGGTGGAGGTGGAACAGGACAAGCAAATATACTCGGTAAAAATCAAGGTCTCGGTTTAGTTAAATCGGGCACTGGTGTAGTATCTCCTATTGAATATAATATCAGATATAATGATAGGTTTGAATTTAGTTCTAATGTTAAGAATACGGCACGACTTTTCTCTCTATTAACTGATTCGGAAGGTGTTCCATTTATTACTAAGGAACAATATTCAGGTGAGGGTGCTATTATAACAGATGCTACATATGAGGGACGAGCACAAGATACTGGAATTGCTCGTCATATGTTTTACAATTCTACTCGTCTTACAGGTGGTCGTGTCGGAACAAGGGGCATTGAACTACACCTCAAGGCAACTGATATGGACGCCACTATATCTACTATGTATAACTTTTCTGAATACTTACGAGTTGCTCGTCTACGTGGTGGATTCTTGGACGTATTTAATGTATAATTAAAATTATTCGTTTAAAATAAATTTATTATTTATATATATAATAATATATATTATAAGATGGCACAATTATTAAAAGGTGATTGTTTAAAAGAAATGGAAGAATTTGATAATGAATCAATAGATTTAATATTCTGTGATTTACCATATGGACAAACTGCTTGCTCGTGGGATTCGTTAATTGACTTGGATAAATTTTGGAAGGAGATTATGAGAATTAAAAAATTAAATACACCGATATTTATGACGACTACAACTAAATTTGGAATATCATTAATAAATTCAGCACCTAAAAAGTGTCCATTCAGATATGACATTGTATGGGAGAAGAGTTCTCCATGTGGGTTCTTAAACGCCCGTAAATTCCCAATGAGGAAGCATGAAATGATATATGTATTTTATGAAAAACTACCTATGTATGATTTATCAAGTCATACACATAAATTTGTAAAAATGTCAAAAGGACGATTTGGTAATTGTTATGCTGACCCTAATGGTAAAGTTGATGAAGCACCATCATTGAAGTATGACCCACCACTTCCAGTATCAGTTGTAAAAGAAGAACCACAAAAAATCACAAAAGTGGGTGCTAAATCTCTTTATGGAACTATACAAACTCACCAACCAGCAAATGACGATGGAACAAGAAGTAAATATCGTGGACAATCATATGACCCACCACTCCCTGTATCAGTTGTAAAAGAAGAGAAAGTATACGGGGATAATATTATATCTCATGATAAAGAACATCAAAAGAATGGAAGAAAAAGTGGAGAAAGTGTATATGACCCACCACTTCCAGTATCAGTGGTAAAAGAAGATGTATATAATGTAAAAGCACGATTAAAAAATGGTAAATTAAAATCATCTAATAAAGAATACACTCCACCACTGCCAACGTCAGTAGTAAAAGAACCCGAACCCGAACCAGTATCAGAAGGTAAATATATACCACCAGGAGCAAGAGAAAGTGTAAGAGATGAAGATAGTTGTTATGGGTCTTTAAAGTATGAGTCAACAGGTTCATATGACCCACCACTTCCGAATAGTATGTTAAAAATTAAATCTACACGTGGGAAACATGCCACAGAGAAACCAGTAGCATTAATGGAGTGGATATTAAAATATTTTAGTAAAGAAGGTGATGTAGTTCTTGACCCCACGATGGGTTCAGGGTCTACTGGTGTTGCTTGTAAAAATATGAATCGTAATTTTATTGGAATAGAGATGAATGATGAAATATTTGAGGTTGCTTGTGAAAGAGTATGGGGATAAATAAAATGTAAATAAAAAAAAAATATATAATGTATAATATAATGTATAAAACAAAAGCACCGAAAAAACAAACTAAACCGAAAAAGAAAGCACCGAAGGGATACCATTATATGCCGAATGGTAAATTGATGAAGGATAGTTTAATGAAAAAGAAAAAGAAAAAATAAAATAAACTATAATATAAGATGCCGTATGTTTCAATAACAAAATCAGATAAAGCAAATAAAAAATTAAAAGCAGTATTCACAAGACATAATGGAACTAAAAAAACAATTCATTTCGGAAGTGCTGGGAGTGATGATTATACAATTACAAAAGATAAAGCACAAAGAAAAAGATATTTAGATAGACATCGTAAAAATGAAAATTGGAATTCACCCGAGACGGCAGGGGCATTGAGTAGATGGATTTTATGGGGTAATTCAACCAGTAGAAGAGATAATATAAAAGCATTTAAAAAAAGATTTGGATATAAAAATTAATTCCGTTTAATTTAAATTATTTTTTTATTTTTAATTATATAATGATTGATAAAACTTATTCCAAGCATGATTTAGTCCATATAATTAATTCATTAAATTTACCAGTTGTATTTAATCATTCAGATAATAAAAAAACAATACAAGATAAAATAATTAAATATTATCATGATGATTCAGACGATAGTTTTAACAAGGATAATGTATATGATATAACAAATAAAAATGATTTATTTATTTATTTGAGTAAAAGTAATCCAAAAAAAATAATTAATGTAAAACAAAAAAATGATATAATGAATATATGTAAAATGATAATAAGATATTGTAATAATAAATATGATTTAAATTACACGACATATAAAAATATTCAAGATATTATTGATGATTTAAATTATATACGGCAATTTGGGGATATACCTTCTGTTCGGCGGTGTTGTAATTTAATAAATAATTGTCCGAATATAAAAGAAAATTTTAAACCATTAATATCACCACAAGTAAAACAGCAATTATTGGAGAAGAATATATCAAAGAAGACAATTATGAATTGTTTAACAATTAAAAAGGGTAAATTTATTCTTGACTTTGAGCATTAACTTTTACGAAGTCGTCTTTATCTTTAATATAAATTTTATTTGCTGTTTCTACCGAATGTTTCATAGTAGTAGCATCTTTATCTTGTTCTTTTTTAATATCGGAAT